CATCATGGCTTTGTTTGTAGCGGCTGCCCGCATAGAGCGCCCAGATACAACTACATCGTTTTCGGTAAAAACCAAGTCTTCGTTTTTCAGCGTCTTAAATTCGTCTAGGGATTTTGTCAAGTCAGCGTAAATTTTGTCTATTGCTGCGCTGTCTGGTTTGATGATGCGGCTATGAATGGCATCGCTTTCGGATACCAATGGCACTCGCACTCGGAAGGCATGGTTTCCAAGTTCAAACTTTTTGATTCGGAATTCTGCGCCTGTCCCCAGTGCGCTGGATAATCTTGTCATAGATTTGCTTTCTTGTATTCGTCAATTCTTCTTGCTAGTATTCCAGCAAGATTTTTTACTGTGCTTTGCGATTGTGATTCTAACGCAACTCGCAAATATGAATGTTTGGGATTGCGTGCAGTTCCAAATTCTTGCGCTATTGCTCTGGCATCATAGGGAAAATTTATAGATTTTGCAAATTTTTTAAATTCTGTTCGGTAGGCTTTTTTATCTGATTTATACAATGCGGCGTTTGCTGCATAAAATTCCTTTTTTGCTTTTTTTGGAAACGCTTTAGTTGTAACAAGCGCAATAACGGTGTCAGTGCTGGCAATGTATTTTGACCGTTTGTCTCTGCGATTAGGGCGGCGTGCCTCTACTTGAAGACTGCGTTTAAGCCCACCAGTGTCTTCCGGTGCTTCGCCAATTGCTTTTGCCAATACTGGCTTCATTGCTTCCCGCACTGCCGGGATTAAAATTTTGCTGGTGGCTTTTTTGTCGCCAATTTCGTCTGCTAATTCTCGAAAGACTGCATGGACACTGCCAACGCCTTCAAGTTTTATGCTGACGCTCATGTCATCCTCGGATGATATCTTTGTACATTAAATTGTTAAGTTCTACGACAAATTTCACGATCTGCTCTGGCGACATTGTGTTGGCATGGTTAGCTGCTATTTGATGCACCAGTTGGATGCCTGTCATCTTTTGTTGAGTAAACCCAAACCAATCCTTGCGGGATTCGGCTTGAGTTACCAAAAAATTCAACAGGTCATTCGTGTTCTGTATCTTGTCGGACATTTGTTTCCAAGAGTTTGAGGCAGACATACTCCGCTGAGTCTGGGTCTGCCTGGGCCAACGCCTCGGCAATTTCCGCTGCGCTGACTACCTGCTGCCGTGCAAGCGCAGACAGGTCGCCGTAACTGGCAGTCATTTCTGCCAGCACCGCATCTATTGCGGTCATACCGTATTGCTCCAGCCGTATTGATTGCCACGAGGATGAATAGTGAAATTAGCCTTGGCTTCGGCCCCTGGTGCAGCATCAATTGTCCACTGGCTGACCCTGCCGTTAAAAGCATAATAAATCGTGTTTGATCCATCGCTTGCAGCAATCACGTAAGTGCGGTCAACAGTGCCGTTGTAAGCGTCTGCACGCAAGAGCAGCAACACACTATCGCTCGGGTTCCAAGCCGCTGTAATGCTCATGCTTGTAGGCGCTGATTGCACAGGGATTTTGTCAGATTGACGGGAGCCAGCAACCATAAAAGAGGCTACGGCATCGTCTTGTCCAAATGCCGGTATAGCTTCAACAGCCACTAAGTTTCCGCTAATTGCTATTCCGCTAACGCTGCCTAACACGCTTAAATTTGCCACGGTTAAAGGCACTACTGTGCCAATTGCACCAGGTTGTGCGTAAAGAGTGGCACTAAAACCAGGGAGAATTTTTGTCGGGAGAGCCATGATAAGTTCCTTTGTTGAGGTAGAAGAAAATTTATTGTCTTATCAGGTCGGAATATCTAATGTGCAATCTAAGATTACTTGTCCGAGTTTCTCATCATTGTCGTATGTGTTGTAAAGCCATTGCACATCGGCTTTGCTGATTTGTATGCCGTAGGTTGCACCGCCAAACAATCCAGAGTAGCCGTGGAGCGATTGTAGTATCTGATTGCTGATTGAGAAACCGTCTTCAATCACTTGGGTAAAAATACTGATTTGAAACACTGGGGTATCAATGCCTTTGACAGATTGATAACTGCCGGTGTAGACCGGCTGGTGGATATTTCGCAGCATCCACGTTACAAATTTTGGCTCGGTAGCAAAGTTTCGGTTAAAGGTTGCATAGACCGGCACAGGCGTAACAATGGTAGTCAATGCCGCTTGGATGGCCCTGGCATACGTGACGGGGTTTTGTTGTGCGGTCATGCTGCTGTTACCGGGTCATTGCGGTAGCACATAATAAATACGCTCATGCGGTCGTCTGATTCTTGCACATCGTTGATGCGCCAATCTTGCGTCCGGTAGGTAATTGAAAACAAATGCTGGGCGTTGGCTATTGTCTGCATATGCGGCGTGTAATTTAGACGAAACCGCACTAGGTTATCGTACAGCCGATATTTTTCAGAAATTTTTAAATTGTTGCCCACAGCCGACACTGTTGCCCGAGTGTCAAACCATTTTGTCGTAGTCGTAGTTTGTTCACCAAAAGCCGTCTTGCTAAAGGTAAGGTTATTGATTGCAATGTTTTCAAAACGTGCAATCGCCATTACATGACCAGTTCTTTGTACGGGCGTAAAAGTGTATCCACGCCAAACGGGATATTTTTTAGTGATGCCTCGGTGCTGTTGCTGCGCTGGTTGTACAGGTGCGTAAGCAGCAACAGGCCAGCCTGTTTAATTGCTGGATAAGTTTGAAGCGGGTTAGCTGCGGTGGTGTAGTTCACAACAATCGGGTTTGCCATGTCGCTGGTGATCGTGGGCAAGCTGGTCAAGATTACCCGGTTGCCGCTGGCATCGTAGTAGTAAGTTGATGCCGTTAATAGCGTCAATGTTGGTGGTGCGCTGTTGTTGTAGTAACCGACCGAGTTAATTGTTATACCTGCCTGCGTGGGGTATAAATTCTGGCTGACTTCGGGCAAATCCAAAGCCATTGGTGCGGTAATGGTTCCTTGAGCGCCGTACCAAACTCTATACGTCATGGAAAATATGGACATTCCTAAATAGTCTTCAATGGCAAATCGGGTCGCCAGTTCCAAGCTGCTCAAATAGGTGTCTTGGCTTTCGTCATCAAACAAATTTAGCTGCTGCGTAATTTCGTCCAGCGTTAGCCAGGGCGTAACCACATCCCGGTTTAACTGCTCAACTTTTGAATAGTTAAACGGGTTGCGGGTTGCCCCACCTTGAGCGCCAAGGATTTCGCTGGACATTGTTAAACTCCAACCAAGCGCACGCCTGCAAACGGGTCACGCACAGTAGATACCATTCTGCGCTCGGCGTACAGAGTAATAAAACCTGGTGCGCTTTGCTCCATTGCTTGCACAGTCATTTCTTCTACGTCCGCAATGGTTACAAACCTAGGCCAGTTGGCAAGGTAAATCGTAAATTTGCCTGCGGCAATGGTTTCCATGTTTGGATTTGGAATGACAGGCCAGCCAAACAAATTAGCTACTGCGCCACCATCATCATCGCCTGTTTCTGCCAGCAATCGACTAGCGTTTCCGCTGCTTGCTGCTTTAAGTTGCCTCAAGTCGTGTATTGTGTCTGGGTGCATCATCCAAGCATTGCCGGGTAAATTGCAATATTGTGCCGGGAAACTTTTAGCTAGATTTACTAAATCATCGTAAGAAATTGCGGCGGCATTTTGCGATACCGTCAATAACGTGTGGATACCGTCTGTGATAGCTGTGCCAGATGAGCCGTACGCAGCAGAGCCGCTTGCATAATAATTTAGACCACGCAGGCCATTGGTGCTACCTGTGGTTGTGGTGGTTGAGCCGGTTTGATCGTTGTTAAGAATTATGCTGGCACCCTCAAGCTGTGCAAATTCAAGCATCATGTCTTCAACAAGCGTTTCATTCAGATAATTTATGTCGCTCATTACCGCTGTTCGCACGGGCAAGCTGGCGCTAACGACACGGGTTGGCAATTGCCAAATGCTTGTGGCGGTGTTGGGTGAGCCGGTGTTTGGACTAGCAGCATAAAGCCAAGGGTTTGTGGAGTTTGCGGCGTTACCTGTCTTTGCGACGAACTGCACGCTGGAGCCAAAGGCAGGAATTACTCTTGCTGCT